TGCGGAACGCCTTCTTTGACCAGCGTCCCGTACTCGGCCGCGGTCGCCTTGAAGAACTCCGATTTGGTGTCCTTTAGGTCGGGATACGCGGAGGCGAGTTCGTTCTCGGTCGTGATCTGGCGCGCGCGAACATCGATCTGCGCTTGGACCTGGTCTTGACGGACGAAGCCCTTGCGCTCCAGGATCTCGTCGAGGCCCTTTGCGCCCTTCTTGGTGAGCAGCTCGAGCACGTCCTCCTCGGGTTCATCGGCCTTGGGCGCGGGTTTAGCCGGTGTTACCGACTTGGCCTGCTCATGCCAGTACCGAACCGAAGCGTCTTTCTCTGTCAGCTCGGTTCTCAGGCGGGTCACTTCCGCTTCGAGCGCTTTCGCGTCTGGCGCCGGCGGCGTCTCTACGACGGGTGGCGTTACTACTGTTTCTTCAGCCAAGTTTCAACCTCGCTCCAAATTCCGTGCCCTTGAAGAGATCCGCCCGCTTAGCGCAGTACTTGTCGGTGCAGGTCAGGCAAAGCACCTGGTAGATCCCGTCCTTGTGGACTACGTACATCCGCGTAGTCGGCGCATTGCTGAGTGCGTTCAGCTCAGCAACGGTGAGTCCACATTCCTGACACGCTCGAGGCATGTTGCCCGCGAGCACATCGAGCGCGTGATGGTGGCCCTCCCAGCAACGCTTGCACATGGCCTGGAGGCTGGAGAAGGCGTAAACATCGGACGGCGAGAGCTGCCGCGAGCACCAGTTACAGCGGACTGCAACGATGATCTGCTTGGCGATCGGGCCTTGGCTCATGGAAGTTTGCGCTGGAGCGCCACACACGCCTGGCACGCCGGCGTCGGTGCGCTAGTCCGTTTCTCAACCGGCAGTTTGTAATTGTCGACGAAGTTCTGGAAGTGCTCCTGATTCTGCCGGACACGCGTCAAAAGCCGGTTGCGGCGGCTGACGTCGAGCACCTGCGTATCGGCGAGGATCGCGGCCAGCTCCGCCTGATCTCTCAGCAGCTGGGCGATGATCGCGAGAATCCCCATAGTCGGCTCAAAGAACGGGAGGCATCTGCGGCAGCACGATGCTGGCGTTTGCCGTCATAACCGACCCGCGCAGCTTCCGGAGCGCAGCCGTACGATCGGCCGATCGCGGGCAGTTCTCCACGATCGCCGTGGCCAGCGCACGCGCAACGACGCGCACGTTCTGCAGTCTCGCGATATGCTCAGACGTCGGCGCGTGGTACGTGAACAGCTCGTCAATTACTTTCTGCTCGTCAGGATTCGGCATCTATTTCTTCTTTCCGAAATTGAGTGCGAAGTTCGCGCGCTTCCTCACTGCCGGGTTGCTCGAATGCTTCGCTGCTTCCTCTTTGGCCCGCGGGATCGGTTGACCCTGCGGTATTCCCAAGTCTTCATGCAGCAGTCCCTTGTGCGAAGGCTTGATATGGATGCCCACTTCGCGCTTCGCTACGTGCTCGAAACCAGGATGATGCGTCACGCCCTTCACGGCTGCGGTACCGCCCCGGGCATCTGCGGAGGCCCAATCGGAGCAACCGGCGCAAGCGGTCCGCCGGCAGGCGGAGCGACCGGCGCACGCACGGGACCGCCTGGCGGCCGCGGCGGCATGCCTTCCTTGCTGGCCACGTGCTTTGCCGCAGGTTTGAAACCGGGGTGCTGTTTGCCATGGATTGCGTGGGCGTTGAAGCCCGGGTGTGGTTTACTGCCCTTCATTCGCCTTCACCTCCGGATTCTGGGCAATGAACGGATTCTGGCGGCCGATCTGATAACGAGCCGGATCGATCGCACCGAATGTGGCCGCGGCAAGGCCATTGTCACATTGACCGGACCAATCGGATACCAATTGGAGGTTCTGATTAGCAGGAGTTCCGGGCACACCCAATCCGTAGGTCGCAGGCCCCAAAGTTCCCTCGTACGCCTTGATGAACTCCGCTTCCGGAAATGTGCAGTTACCCGCGGTGAGTTGCACGTGCGCCGTTCCATTCTTGAAGTGGACCGCCATGATGTGATCCGGGTTGATCAAGTACTCGCCGCATCTGAAAAATCTGTACATTCGTTCTCCTACCGCAGCTCCCGCGCCAGAATGCCGGGCAACTGCTTCACTCGTTTGAGGGTCGCGAGGCTACCCTGCGCTTTGGCGAGCTGCTCCATAGACTGCGCCGACTCGCAGATGCCTCGCTGCTCCTCAATCATGGAGTCGAGCTTCCCCTCCATCGCGTTCCAAACCCGGCCGCTGAAAACGTCGCGCATCTCCTGCGGGCTCGGCTTGTCGGAGGTGTCGTGTACGACGATCTTGCCCGTCATGCTGCCGGTTGCTCCTGTTGACTGCTTTCTTCCATCGGGCCCGGCGCTTTCGGACCAGGCGCCGCTTGCGGCCGCGCTACCTGCGACTGCATTCCCGGCGGCACTTGTGCACCTGCCATCGGGTTGCCGCCGCCCATTTCCTGCGCTCGCTGCACCATCCGCTCAGCCAGCGCCTGCACCAATTTCTTCTCTTGCAACTGCTGCACTTGCTGCATGTAGTGCACTTTCAGCGCCTGGATCGCGTCCGCGTCGTCGTATTTGTCCTCGATTGCCACCTGCAGATCCTGGGCGTGCCGGATCATGTGCAGCTCGTCGTTATCGAGTGGGTTGACGTGTACGATCTCGCCCTGCTGAATCAGCGACCATTCTTCCTTGGGGTTCTTCGGCAGGTCCGGTTGCGGCGGTTCAGGCACCAAGTCCTGGAAGTTCGGATCGCCCAGAGCGTCGTGTGCATCCTTCGTTACGTGCCACAGCGCCACAGGATTCTGGGCAATGAGCGGATTCTGGAGGTCGAGCTGATAACGAGCGAGTGTCCGCTCCTTCTCGGCTTCTCGCGACCACTTCGAGTTTGCTAGTTGCAGCCGGAAATCGAATCGGCCGTCGCGATCTTTCTGCGTCAGGATCGCGCCGCCATTGCGAACCGGGAATGCGCCATTCGCGTCGTCTTCGGTCACACGGAAGAACGTCTCATCGTCCGCAAACTGCCACTCCAGCATCCAGAAATGCTGCAGCATCTCGGCATAATCTTCGCGCAACGTCGTATTGTCGAGCGTCATGCGCACGTTACCCTCTTCGAGTAGGGCCATCGTGCCGCGCGCTGTCTTCGGCGAGTTCGGCCTGTCCGGAGCGCGGCCCATGCTCATGTCCGAGATGCCAGTCAGGCGCTCGGCGTATGCCAGCACGCTGGTCTCTTTCTGCGCGATCGCCTCGAGGTTCACTGGGATCTCGATCACGTGCACGTCTTGCTGTGGGTTATCCACCGGCAGCATCATGCCCGGCCGCAGTTTGAACGTCTCAGCGTCGAAACCGGCGGCCGGACGGTACGCAATGATGGGACTCACCGCGAGCTGCTGGCCATCCGTGCCGAGGTTGTGATTCGTCCTTACCTCGTCTTCGGTGTCGATCAGCTCCTCAGCCAGGCCTTCGCACCAGTAAGAACCATCTCGTTTGAACGCGGCTTCTACAAAAGGGCGCCGCTTCGGGCTCGCGGGGTAGAGCGTCGCTAGGTCCTGAACGCCGATCACCTTGTTCAGGTCTGGAATGAAGTGCACCACAAGGTCAGACTCGTATAGCTCGCGGTCGGTGACGCTGTACTCGTCGGCATCTTGCTTCCCCTTTTTGAGCATGCGCCACTTGCCATACCAGCTCAACACCAGCAGAGTGTTGCCGATCGAGAGGCCATTCTGCATCGTGACGCCCTCGGCATCGTCGCGCTCGAGCTTAATGTCGTCGCCTTCGTAGTCGCGCTGCGTCCGCTTAATCGACATGCGCAGAATGCGTTCGAAATCATCCTTGATGCCCTGATAGCGCTCGTCATCCTCACCGACCAGCAGTTGCTGGGGCGTGGCTCGATACTTGCGGATGATCCAACTGAAGTCGTGCAACGTCTCGGCCTGCTCCGCCGGCACAACATAATCGTCGGGCTCGACAACGATGAAGTCTGGCCCTTTGTAATAAGTCTGTTTTGTGACCCCGTTCTTGGTCGGCTTCTCAAAGCCGCGAGTAGTCCACGGGCAGTAAGCGACCGCCCGGCCATAGAGCAGCTTGTACAGCTCGAATTGGATCAGCCGGTTGGTGAGCTTCATGTCATTGAAAACTCGCCAGGTCATGTACTTCCCGATCTTCAGATCGTTGCGATAGTCGCTGGGCCCCACAGGCACGGCGACAATTTCAGCCTCATCACCGAAGATCGAGTCGGCATTCTTCGCCCATTTCGCCGCGATGTGCCATTTGATGACAGGGACCGGATAGTTGCTGTTCTCCTCTTCCCCCATCGCCGGTACATCCACACGTGCGCGCCATCGGCGGAAGTACTCAGTCCATCGCTGAATGCGGGCGTTGTGATCGGCCAGGGCGTTCCGATAGTCAGTCAGCACGCGCATGCCAAGCCGCTGCATTTCTGCCGGCGGAAGCTTGAGCTGATAACTCTGCTGATCGGGCATGGCTTAGGCTGCGAAGGCCTTGGGCAGCACGCCCCCTTCGAGTGAATCGGTGGCGCTGGGTTGGGCTGTGGGCGTCTCCAGGCCTGGCGTGTTGTACTCTGCAGGCGGAAACAACCTGTATGGCCGCAGTTGACCATAGACCAGGCCCAGCTTCTGCTGGATGCGATAGACGGCGTGGAAGAAGAGGCCACGATCGATCTTCAGCCGTCGCGCACACTGTTTCCAATCTGCTCCCAGTAGGAAGTGAAACCGAAAGAGCTGATTCTCCTGCTCTGTGAGTACACGCTTGGCGACCAGGATAAAGTCCGCACAGTACTCCTCGCGCCGGTAGCCATGAATCTTCCGCGGACCGGTCTTTGCCGCGATTTCGGAGTTGTAATGTACCTGCGACATCGCTCCCCATACGTCGCCGCATTGGCGAAAGTGTGCGTAACAAGCGCGAAAGACCGCACGAAATACGCAATTGCAAGGCGTCGCCTTTTCGTTGCGCCCGCCGCGGAGGCCCAGGCCAAAACAGTAAGTGCAACTCTGCTGGCTAAGTGCCAGGCATACTGATCTGGTCCATACGGCTGGATCGGGCTTGATTTTTTCTTCGACGTTGGGCGGCGTCATAGTTTGTGCAGCGTTCCTCTTTCGTCCCGATGGTCGTCGCGCTGTTTGTAGTTGTGCACTTTGGCGTGGTCAATTGGTCCGAACCGCTGGCGCTTCTTCGCCGGCATCTGCACCATGCCGACGACGGCTAAAGCCTCCGCAATCACGCAATCATCGTGGCAGGACGTCTGGTGCTCAGCGCGTCCATTCACCTTAATGACGAACGTGAATAATTCGCTCTGCGTAATCGGATCGTGAATGAGGATTGCGGCCTGGCGCAGTGCATCGTCGAGTAGCGAGATCATTTGCGGCCGCGTGACCTGGGTCGTCTTCCAGCCGATGAGATCCGCGCGCTCCTTCGGATCCTGGTCGGC